CGTGAGTTTAGTGTTCCCAAAAACTCTTGCCGTACCTCTTCTTTTAACGGCTTTTCTGGCGCTTGTGGAGGTGTTTATTTGCATAACGGTGAATCTAATACTGATATGATTCTTGGCGTTCATGTTGCTTTCTTACCCATCAGTAAGGTTAGCGTTCTTCATACTGTTGATTCTCATCATATTTCTCGTATGAAGATGCTTTATCCTGGAACGTCGCATGTTTCTGAAGATGCTTCTCCATCTTTAGGTATCTCCTCTTTGTTTGGTGTTGCTTCTGCACGCACATCCACCCCTGTTGCTTTTCCTTCTAAAGGTAAACGTGGTGTTACTCTGTTTGATGACCAAACTGATTGTAAGTATATGATGGCTCATCTTCAACCTTTTGAGAAAGATGGTGCCGTTGTTCATCCTGTTGCTGTTACTTTGAATGCCATTGAAGAGAAAGCTCATGCTCCTCGCGCTGTTGGTAGATGTCTTACGAAAGCTATCAACCACCTCGTTCGTGTTTATAAGTTGATGCGTGATCCTGATCGCAAGTTGTTGCCTTTTTGTGAAGTGGTTTCTGCTGATTCTGGTTTGCCCCATATTGATCTTGATGCAGCTTCTGGTCATCCTTTTAATCAAATTGACTCTGGTAAACGTGTTTTCTTTGATATTAAAAAGAATCTGTTGCCTGAAGCTGATGAATTTTTGCAGTATTTTGAATTGCAACTTGTTCCAACCTCTTGGGTCACTATCGATTTTGCCGACCTTCCTGAAGTTGATGCAATATGTACCGGTTGCAACAAAGATGAGCCTCGTCCTGTTGAGAAGGCTCAAGCCGGTAAGACCCGCCTTTTCGCCGTTTGTCCTCTTCAAGAGTTCATTCTCCAACGTAAGTATTTTTTGGAGTTTGCCAAATTGCTCACTGATTGTAACCTTGCTACTTATTCTGCTCTCGGTTTGAGTCCTTCTGATTATGGTGCCATTCATATGAGTAGTCGCCGTGGTCGTAAAGTTATGACTGGTGATTATAGTCGATTCGATCAATCCTTTAATCGTCGTGTTCTTCGTGCGGTGACTCGTGTCATTCTTGGCTGGTATGGTAATGTTCCTGGTGCTCCAACTCGTATCGTTGATCCTGATCTTCCTCCTCTTGATCACGATAACTTTATGCGTTATCGCTTGTTGGAGCGTTTATCTCATTTTAAAGTCCTCCTTTCTGAGGAAGTGGTTCAATTTGGTATCATGCACCCCAGTGGCTCTTTTTTAACGACGATTATAAATATCGTTGCCCAATCATTATTGTGGAGTGGTTTGTTTATTGAAACCATTGGTGATGATTTTGATGAGCATGCGAGCCTTGTGTTTCTTGGTGATGATTCTAAGGTGGATTGTGAAGAGATCTATTGTCCCACCCCTGAGTATATAACCCAATTTATGCTTGATTGTGGTTTCAATATTACTAGTGATAGTAAAGACTCTCCTTTACAATGGACTAAACCTTGGGATCAAGCTATTGGCACTTTTTCTGAATATAAGTTCCTTAGCCGTTATTTTGGTCGTGCTGCTGAGGTTAACGGTGTTCCCGTACTTAAAACGGATGATCCTCTTGATTCTATTCGAGGACTTCTTGATCCAGAGAGATTGTTGAAAATGCTCCATTTTTCTGATAAGAAGAAAATGCCTGAGAATTTTCCTTCCCAGGTTTTGTCGTTCGTTCAAGAAGTTCGTGCTTGGTTCGAGGTTGATCCTGATCATTTTGTTATTTCTCGTGCTCAAAACGTTTTAGCTCCCTTTGGCGTTAATTTTTTGTTTAAAGCTTTGTTGATGTCTCCTGTTAGGCTTCAAGCTTTTGTTTCCAATTGGCTTTTAAACAATCCTGAGTATGCAGTTTGCCAAGGCGATGCTAACGCTGAAACTACGTTCGCTAAAGAAGAAGAAGTCGCTACTGAACAACCTTATGATCTTGAAGGCTCCTCTCATAACGATAATATGGATGTTAACATGCACGAGATTGCAACTATTTTTTCTCGTCCTTATCGTGTTGCTCAATTAAACTGGGTTTCCTCTATTGCTAATGGTACGCAAATTTTCTTTGGTCTTTTTCCTTCCACTTATTTTAAGCTTAATTTTAATGCACAAGCTAAGTTAAGTAACTATGCAGCTATGCGTGGTGTTTTGTGTGTTAAAGTTACCATTAGTTCTTCACCTTTTGCTCAAGGCTTGTTGCTTTTATCTGCCCGTCCTCAAGGCCGCAATAGCACTAGCGAGTATGAAGCTATGGGCGATCCTAGTGTTATACTTGATGTTGCTTCTGGTTCTTCTGCAACGATCAAGATTCCAACCATTTTACCTCAAGGTTGGTCAATGGTGGAGTTTTACAGCTCCGCTAATTTGCTTTTTGATTGGTGTCAGGTTGCCCTTACTGTTCTTTCTGCCCTCTTAGAGAATGGTACTGCTGGTGTTCAAGTTAATGTTTTCGCTTGGCTTGAAGATGTTGAATTGCGCAATCCTACAGTAACAAACTTCTCTACTGATCCACAGGGTTATGTTGATGATGAGTTTAAGAAAGCTGCTAAACGGCTTACTTCTCGTGAAACTGATGCAGCGCTTGTTGATGATCCTGTTTCTAAGCGTATGAGAACTATTGGTGCTTATGTCCGCACTTATGGTGGCTTTATGGTTGATAGTGTTGCTATTTTAGCTATTTTGGCCAAACTTGGGCAATCTGCAGGTTTATCTGTTCCTGCTGGTGAGGGTCAGACTGAATATGTTTCACGCAATAGCTTTCCTTCTGCCCATTTGATGACTGGTCAATCTCCTGCTATTCGTATGGCTACTATTGCTGCTCAAAAGGTCGTTATTCCTCCAGCTGTTTTTGGCTGTACTGGTGATGAAATGGACATCAAACGTTTTGTTTCTCGTTGGGGTCTCATGCGACGTATTAAATGGACTACCTCTACTGCGTCAGGCACTGTTATAGCAGATTGGTATGCTAATCCCGGTAATGGCCATGTTAATCTTGCCAAATGGTATTTTTCTCCTTTGTCCTTTGTTGCTGGCTTGTTTGCTTTCTTTCGTGGCGGTATTGATTACGAGTTTGTTATGAGTAAAACCAAACTTGTTTCTGGTCAACTTGAAATCATTTGGCAATTGGGTACTGCTGAAGCTCCTGTTACTAAAGATAGTGAAACTGCAAATTGTTATCGTATTATCTGGGATATTCAAGAGAGCTCTTCTTTGAGGGTTCATTTTCCTTACTGCTCCATGCTTAAGTGGTGTCAAGTGGTTATTGCTGATGATTCCAGTCCTATTGTTCCTCCTATTTATACGTATAATCACACTAATGGAGCTATTATTGTTCGTGTTTTGAATCCTTTGGTTAATGCTGATGCTACTGTTGCTCAGAGCGTGGACATCCTTGTTCGCACTCGTGGTGCTCCTGACATCGAGTTTGCCTGTCCTTCACCGTCTTTGGCCTTTGTTGGTTTCTTGGTCAATCCTGGTCCTGAACATAATCGTGATGTTCCTCTTCCTCATTCTAAACCTCTATCTAAACTTGAAGGTAAAGAGGAAGCTGTTGCTCAAGGTGGTGATATTTTTCAAGATTTTAATGAAGATGCTGCTAAACCACCTATTACCCTTTCCCAGTCAACTCCTCACACTCCTTATGGTGCTATTACTTGCATAGGTGAGTGTATTGGTAATCTTCGTTTGCTCACTCGTCGTATGCTTCCGATAACTCGTCGATCCTTCAACTTGAGTTTTACTTATTATGTTGATCATTACTCTTTGTTCAACTATCATGCGTTCGTTACTTGGTTATCTTATGGCTTCGCTTTTTGGACTGGCGGTGCTCGATATTGGGTTCGTTTTCCCTTTAAATCTTATTTTCGTAATCTTACAACTGCGTCTTTGAATCTTGATGCGTGGTTGTTTTCTTTGGACATTTATTCTACATTTGGTTACGCTTTTGGCGTTCCGCTTGTTCCCCAATTGCTCGGCGATCCTGTTGCCGCTCATGTTTCACTTACTGAAGCTGAGAATTCCGCCGTCCTTGATATTCCTTATCAAAGTGTCGTCCCTTTTATGCCTATTGGTTCTCTTTCTTTTATTGCAGCGCTTTATCAACCCTTGGTTAAGCTTTCGGTTCAAGGCAGCCTTGCTGCCAACACGCTTACTTCCAATATTTCTCCTGATGAGCATATCGGCGCTGCTGACGACTTTTCTATGGGATGGCAAATTGGCCCTCCCCCTTGTGGTTACACACCTATACCTTATCAACCTTTCTATTGGGATGGTTATGCGTAATCATCCGAAATCCCCACCTCTTTGGGGTCACCGCGTTCTTGCGGTGTTATTGCTTCTGCAATTCAACCTATGCTATGGCTAGGTTCGAGACAAT